GGATGAGCGACAACGACACCCACCAGATCACTGGCCCGCCGACCCGCGCGGCCATCGTCTACGGCGTGTGCCGCGACTGCGGGCGCGCCAACCGGCTCCTGTCGCGCGACACCCGCACCTGCGTCGTGGAGGTGTACGACAAGGAGGCCGGCGCGTACGTGATGCGGTCGAACCCCGCGTGCAGGGGAGGGGCCGGATGATCTGGGTCGCGATCGGCGCGCTGTGCGTCGCGGTGCTCGTGCTGGGGTGGCTGGTGCGCGAGTGCCGGCTGGAGAACGAGCGGCTGCGCGAGGACCTGGAGCGCGAGGCATCTTCCCTCCAGGCGAAGGTCCTCGGCATCCTCGGCGCGCCGAAGGTCGACGTCAACGAGTACAAGGACACGACCCACGCGCAGGGGCTCTGGCAGGCCGGCATCGAGGAGCGGCTGTCGGACCTGAACCTCCGCATCGCGCGCAACACCGCCGCGCTGGACGCCCTTCCGAACGCCGCGGACATCATCGCCGCGGTCACCGGGCCGTTCGTGGAGCTGGCGCGGCCGCGCCCCTACCAGTTCCAGCAGCCGGACGTGCAGACCGCGGACGTGGCACCCGACGCGTGGGACACCTACGACCCGACCGATGACGAGTTCCCGATCCGCGACCCCGGCGACTTCACGCCGCCCGCCGCGTTCGGTGGACTGCCGGGCCTGTGACCGACCGACCGTTCCTCACCGTCATCACACCCGATGAGGAGGTGGGGGGTGACGCGCTGAACGCCGTCCCGACCTACGCGGCGAACGACGACGACCCCACCACCCTCGCGGACCTCCTCGCGCGCGGCATCCCAACGGGCCTCGTCGCGCCGGGCATCGACCCTGACACGCTCCACGCGGACGCGCATCTCGTCACGGTCGCGGCCGCGGTCGCGGGGTTCGGGTTCGACGCGAAGTCCGGTGGGCTGAAGGTCACGTTCCTGGTCCCCGCGCAGCACCAGTACCTCGCGCTCGGGTTGCGCGACGCGGCCCGGCTGCAACTGGTCCTGCGCGTCTACTCGCCGTCGGAGCGCGCCAAGACCGAGTTCGGGAAGTCCGCCGCCACCACCCTGTCCGCCGGGCAGCAGCGCCGCGAGCAGATCCAGGCGCAGGTGCGCGAGAAGCAACTGGTCCGGCGTGTCGCCCGGATGAAGCGCGAGTGGGTGGGACCGAGTGGCCCGGCCGACTGAGGACCAGTTCGCGGCGTTCGACGCGCTGTTCGACGACGAGACCCTCGCGGAGCTGACCCGCAACGACGAACTCACCGAACGCCTCGCGCAGATCGTCGGCGACGGGCTCGACATGATCGAAGCACTGATGGTCGACGGCGAACCCGACATGCAGTTGGCCGCGGTCGTCAAGATCCTGCCGCTGGCGGTGAAGGTGTTGGACAAGCGCCAGAACGCGACCCTGGACAGGATCGCGGACGAGCTGCGCCGCATGTTCGCCGAGGTGTTCCCCGCCGCGGAGGATGCGGTCGCGACGTTCGACGCGCTGATCGCCGACGAGCTGGACGCTGGCCCCGAGGTCTGATGCCTTCCTACATCACGCCGTTCGTGTCGCGGTTGAAGATCACCGACAAGCAGCTCCGCACCATCACGCTCGGGCGCGTCCTGAACCCGCCGCAGCGCCGGCTGATCGCGGCGGTGGAGCAGGACATCACCGACGGCCGTCCGGTCCGCTACATCACGCTGAAGGCCAGACAGGTTGGCATCTCGACGATCACGGAGGCGATGGCGTTCCAGTGGGCGTTCTGCCTGAACCGGTCGCGCGGCCTGATCGTGTCGCACACCGGCGAATCCACCAAGCACCTGATCGACATGACGCACCACTACTGGCAGACGTGGTGGGCGAGGGAGCTGTACCGGACGACCAGCAACGCGCGCGACCGCTTGGCCTGGGAGCCGACGCACTCCTCGATCTCTCTCCTCCCAGCGAAGTCGCAGGAGGGCGCGCGGTCCCGGACCCTGCACTTCGTCCACGCGTCGGAGGCCGCGTTCTGGGACCACCCGAAGGAGCTGATGTACGCGCTCCAGGCCGGCGTCCCGCGTACCGCGCTGTCCGCGATCTTCGTGGAGTCCACCGCGAACGGGATCGGCAACTGGTTCCACGAGACGTGGGAGGCCAGCAAACGGGGCGATGTGGAGTTCCGCCCGATGTTCTTCCCGTGGTGGGCCCATCCCGAGTACACGGCGCATCACGTGGGGCGCGGCGAGGACGCGCGGAAGCTGCTGCTGGCCCGCCCGGTCGCGGGCGGCACCCTCGACGACGAGGAGTGGCACCTGTACCGCGGCCTGACCCAGCGCGGCATCCCCGACGTCGAGATCCGGTCGCGCCTGATCTGGCGCCGGCTCACCATCGCGACGGAGATGTCGGGGGACCTCGACAAGTTCCACCAGGAGTACCCCGCGACCGACGACGAGGCGTTCCTCTCCACGGGCCGCAACGTGTTCCAGTTGGAGTACCTGCGCGCCGTCTACGACCCGATCATCCCTGATCGCGGCCGGCTGGTGTACGACTCGACCGCCGCGAACAACGTGCGGTTCGTGCCCGACCCCGACGGCCCGCTCCACGTCTACTACCACCCCGAACCGGCCGGTCGGTACATGGTGGGGATCGACAACTCGAAGGCGACGCGCTTCGGGGACTGGGCGGTCGCGCAGGTGTTGGACCGCCGCACGATGGAGCAGATGGCGGTGTGGCGGGCGCGCGGCCACAAGGACGCGATGTTCGCGGAGCAGATGATCTTGCTCGGCTACTACTACAACGAGGGGATGCTCGCGCCGGAGTACAACTTCAACGGCGCGACGATCTCTGGCTTCCTCCAGGCGAAGTACCGGCACCTGTACACCCACTCGAAGGCCGGGAAGATGCGCGGGCTCCACGAGGACGTGGTGGGCTGGCCGATGACCGACCAGACGAAGGCGGAGTGCATGGACAACCTGACCCGCGAGGTGTTCGCCGGGTTCCAGGGCCGCAGCGACTTCGTGATCCACGACGAGCAGACGTACTACGAGATGAAGAACTACATCGTGTCGGACAAGGGGAAGTACGAGAACTCGAAGGAAGCCGAGCACGACGACACCGTGACCGCGCTCGCGATCGGGGTCAGCGCGACGGTGTACGAGCGGCCGAGCCTGATGACGCACGAGATGGCGAACCCCGCGGAGGCGCTGTACGGCACGCGCTCCCCGGTGGACGAGGCGTTCCGGCGCGGGGTCGCGGCCGTCGCGGAAGGCGCGGGTATGGATGGAGTGGAGGTTGCGCCGACGACGGTGGAGCGCGAAGATGGCACACGAGGGATACGGCTGCCGCCACCGGTCAGCCCGTACAGCAGCAGGAAGGAGAGAGGGATGTACGAGGACGGAGAAGGGTGGGGTTGGTAGATGCCGCTCTACGAGTACAAGTGCCCGGACCAGTCCTGCGCGTCGGTCGTCCAGTTCCGCGACGTCCCCGACGGCGACCAGAAGAAGCTCGCGGACGCGCGCGGCCTGCTGTGCCCGGAGTGCGGGACCCCGGTGCGGCGCGTGTTCCAGCTCACCTTCACGCCGGTCCTGCACTCGCACTACAACCCGACGGTCGGGAACGTCGTGTCGGGGTACAAGGACTTCAAGACGCAGCTCCGCATCGCCGGCCAGCAGCAGGAGGAGCGGACCGGCATCCCGACTGACTTCCAGCCGGTCGACCCGCGCGACCTGATGGCGCGCGCGATCGAGAAGCACGGCGACGCGGGGCTGAAGGAACAGCACGACGCCGCGGTGGCGCGCGGCGAGAAGGAACCGACCGGGAGGAAGGTGCTGTGAGCGAGGTGCTGTACGAGGTCTGGTTGCAGGACGACCGCGGGGAGTTCGGTGACCTGCGCCGCATGGATGATGGGACATGGACGGTGCGGCCGGCGTGGCTGACGGGGTGGCTGCCCGGCTACAGCCTCCATCTGCTGCGTCAGGAAGCGCGCGTCCACCAGTGGTACGCCGCTGGGTACTGGGAGGACCAACTCGACGAGAATGACATCCCTCTGGGATTCGGGCCGATCTCGGGCCGTCGAGTTGCCAACGGCTACTACGTGGCGCGCTGGTGGCACACCGCGTACCTGATGGCGTTGAAGTGGGAGCGGCAGCACGGGAACTAGCCTTCCCTCATGGCTGTCCGCGCGCCCTACTCTCCTCTCACCCACCTGGACCCGGAGCAGACATCCCAGTCCACCGGGCAGCTCCATCCCCACGTCCCGTCGCGCCCGCTGCACTCGCGCGCGGGGAAGGCTGGCGGGCCGCGCGTCCCGGCAACCGCGAACCACCTCGCCGCGAACGACGACCCTCTCGCTTCCCTGTCCCCCGCGGACGCGACCTCGGCTGCCTCCTCCCTCGCTCCGGCGGTGGTGAAGCGCGCGCCGCGCCCGTTCCGCCTCGACCCCACCCCATCCCCCGAGGAGGCCCGCACGGTTCAGGGCATCCACCAGCTGTTCCTCGCGGCGAAGCAGCACCGCAACGCGCTCCTCCCGCGCTGGAACGAGTGCTACCGGATGCTGACGAACCGCCACTGGGCGCCGGGGTCGCGCGCGGACTGGATGCCGTTCCCGCAGATCCCCGAGATCTTCCCGATCATCCGCACCCTCGTCGCGTGGCAGATGGACACGCGGTTCCGGACCACGATCTCCCCCGCGTCTGTCCCGCACTCCGACCTCACCGCGTACTTCACGGGGATCGCGAAGGACCTGGAGTACGTGCTGGACGCGTCGTGGCACGCGAACATCGAGGAGCGCCAGTGGGGGATGGTGTGCTGGGACGGGCTGGTGTACGGCTGCGGGTTCGCGAAGACGTCGTGGGAGCACGAGTTGGCGGGCGGCCTCGGCGACGCGATGGCGCGCCACGTCTCCCCGTTCCACCTGTACCCCGACCCGCGCGCGACCTCCCTCGACGACGCCTACTACATCATCGAGGCGCGCCGGATGACGCTTCAGGAACTCGATGAGCGGTTCCCGGGCGCGGCGCGTGCGTTCTCCCACACCGGCGGCCTCACCATCGACATCGACGAGCCCCCGAGCATCCTCGACCTGATGGGGGGCCGGGCGCGTCGCGACGGCCTGAACCCGGGCGCGCTCAGCCCCAGCACCAGCACCCGGTACGCGCGCGTCCCGAACCCGGGCATCCCGAACCTCGACATGCCCGAGACCACGGTCCTCGAATGCTGGCTGAAGGAGCACACGTACCGCGACGTGGTGGACCCCCACTCGAACGTGGTGGTGAAGCGCGCGCAGACCTCGTGGCGCGTGGTGGTGGTGGCGAACAACCGTGTCCTGCTCGACGAGCCGGCGGAGAACATCTGGACGCACGGCACGCACCCGTACTCGCGGTACCAGCCGATCGACTTCAACGCGGAGTTCTGGGGGATCAGCATGGTGGAGCTGCTGATCTCGCCGCAGAAGTGCCTGAACCGCATCCTCGCCGCGATCCAGCACAACCTCGAACTGGCGGGCTCGCCGATCTGGCTGGACGAGAACGGGAACCTCGCGAACATGCCGGTGACCAACAAGCCGGGCCAGCGCATCCCCATCAACCGCGGCGATGCGCGCACCGGGTGGCTATCTCCGCCGCCGATCAACGCGGGCGCGCAGCAGATGGTCGACTTCATCCTGAAGCGCATGGAGGTGATCAGTGGCATCAACGCGATCCTCAAGGGCACGTCTCCCGCGGGCCGGCCAGCGCAGGGCGCGGTGGATCAGATCCAGGAGTCGAGTCACGTCGGGATTCGTTCGATGCTCCGGCAGATGGAGTACGCGCTGCGCGACTCGTCGGTGAAGAAGGCCGCGCTGATCGTCGAGAACTACACCCAGCCGCGCATCGTGTCGAT